TGTTTCATAGAGAGCAACAGGGTTCGTGCTGTCTTCAAACTGAACGGCAAGCTCACGCGCCTTGAGCTTAATTTCTTCATCAATAGATTGCTGAAAGCGAGAGTTGACCACCCGCTGATAAGCCTCGGTAGCAATCCCACCAAAGCCTTCAGGTGGGTTAAAGGCTTCAGGCTTACCAGTAGAAGGGTCAATCGAAATAATAGCATCGCGAGCCGTTGACGCCGCAGCCTCAATGCCAGCCTTCTCCGCCTGACCAGCAGCAACCTTGAAGAGAGCGCCCGCGACTTGATCTGCGGAAGAGGCAACCGCTTCACCAACAATTTCCCCGCCGCGAGACGCCCGGGCTACACCTATAGGGCCAATCTTGTACTGGCGCTTCTCACGAATAACAGCCATCTAATTACCCCCTTACAGGTCGAAGTGTTGGTCGCACGCTAGTTTGTGGTGCGTTTGCGGTGGGTGCCCCACCAAAAGAAGTTTGATTGTATTGAGAAAGCCCACTAGCGGCAGTGGTAAACGCGCCAACAACAGCAGAAGTAAGTTTGGCTTTACCCTCTGCACGGGTAGCAGCAGCTTGCGCCCTCATGCTTAGCGATTCCATTTGCGCGCCAAAAGCAATATCACTTACATCTTCAAATGCAGTCTCGCGTTGCTTGTCCAAGAAGGCCTTAACAGAGCGATCAGAGCCTCCAATGTCCCTGCCTGATTTTGCAAAGGAAGCAATGTTAGCCGAAAGGTTTGCATCATACTCTTCTAGTCGGCGGGTACTTCTATTCGAAGCCTCAGCTTCCCCTAAGATACGCTGAGTCTCAATATTGTAAGCGTTTAGTTCAGCCGTTTTCTTAGCGCTAATGCCGCCGTAGAGCTGAAATATTGCTGAAATCGCGGAAGCACCCGCGCCTGCTGCTGATGCGCTCATTAGATAATTAACTCCGCAATCAAGCCGTTCACTTGAAGTGACAGCGGTTCATCTTGAGTAATGGTGATCTGTGGGTCACGCCCATAACCAAGCAATCTAAACTCTTTCTTTCCGTTGAACTCACCGTCAGTAACCAAGGGAGTATTGTTCACCTTAGCTGATCGCGTGCCGCGGAGGTCAAGGATAGCAGAGGAAATGCCGCGAGGATTGCCAGTCTGCGGCCCATTCCTAGCAGCCAGATCGATTGGATTGGTCGTAACGGATACAGGAAATGAGTATCCAATATAGGCTTCAGTGTAAGTGGGGTTGTATCCTGACAGATCAATGCTGCCGCCAGTAACAGTATGAGTGCCCAGATAGTCCTCACGATCACCCTCAACAGCAATCACATCAAGAACAGCCCCGTCACTGAAGTCAGACGATACATCGGCCACGTTTGAAGTCAGGCTATACAGCTTGGAGTTATCTAGCTGCCAGCCCTCTTTGAACTCAACCAAGCGCAAGTCACTGCCATCAAACCAAATTGATGCGAACAAACGATCATCAATAGCTGCTACAGAATTAAACTCACCCTGAGTAGTAAAGCGCGTCCAGCCTGCGCGCTTCTCAGCCCTGCTCGAACTAAACACAGTGCAATCGCCATTGGCTTTTGTAAACACAGCAAAGCCTTCGGACAGCTGAGCAAACCCGTTGACAACAGCTACATCCTGAATGCCATCAATGAGGTGGGATGCAATATTGGAGACAGCAGTGGAAGTATATGCGTCTTCATCGTCAGTGTAGAGGTACTCACGTGCAACCTTACCGCCAGTCTGAATAAAGATTGTAGCCCCGTCTATCGAAGTCGGTTCAACAAACTCACAGCCGTAAGGCGTCTGTTTTCGAATCTGAGCGTTGGTCGGTGTAATTGCTTGGTTAAGGTAAGTTGGAACGTATAGCTCTGCCGATGCAGTAAAGACCTGAAGGTCGCGGTTAGACACTAAGTACCGAATCTCGTTTACGTCACCAGTCGCAGCGACAATGTTGATTGAGTCATCATCAGCCGCGTCACCAACATCGAAGTTGAAGAAGCTGCCGATCTTACTCAGCCAAAGAGAATCAGGCTCAGCAATGGTGCCGCCAAAGCATAAGCGGTTCTCGTGAAATTCAATCGCAGCAGGATATCCGCGCACAGCAGAAAACGATTGCTCGGCCCAGTCGCTTGTTGGGGCGTGGGTAACAATCTTTACAAAGCCACCGCCATCTTCACTAGCATTGGCCGCAGAATCGGCATTGAACGTATAAGTGTTTTCGTCAATGATCCCTTGAATCACGCGAGAGCCATTGATCGCGCTAGCATTGATTCCGCCAACCGCAGAAGCATCAACAATTCTAATTGCATCGCCCGCATCTAGCCCATGATTAAGGTGAGTCACCTCAATGCCAACTCTTCCGTCATTAGTTCGGAGCGGGTTTGCAATTTCTAAACGGGCTCTCAGTACGACACCAATCGAAACGCGCGCTTGTGTAGCAGATTGAACGCTTACAATTTCCATTTCCGTATCGTGATATCGAAGGAATACGCCAACATGTAGCGAGTCAGGATAGTTCCCAGACCCATCTACTGCACCAGTAGTATCAAAGTAATCTTCGGAAACTGTTACGGCAACATTAGTGCCGGACGTAGCCGCTGGATTAAGCGTGACATTGTTCCCGTGAAACACAGAGTATGGCTGATAGATTTCTAACCCATCGACACGCTGGTCAAACGAGAAAGGCGTAACCTCAAACGAGGTTAGCCCTGTTCTAATAATCATCCGAGGCATAAACAATGGATGAGCTACAAACATTACATCGCCATATTGAGCATGCGTGTACTGGTGAAGGTAGTCATCATCAAAAGGTAGCGGGTCTCCATTCGTGTCCTGCGTAACCGTATCTACCAGCGTAACCGTGCCGTTTACGATTCGAAAGCAACGAACCTGTGCATTCTCCAGTGAGATTAAATATCGCTCATCGTCAGAGAAAATAAATGAAACCAGCTTGGATTGATTGATTTTGCTGGAATCGCGTGTGATGCCAAAGTCGTAGAGGTTCTTAGTCCCCGGGCGTTTCTTTACACCACCCTCAGCTCGCACCAATACATTCTCAAGGCGTTGCGCAGAAGCCTGATAAATCGGGGAATCAACGCGATGAATAACATTCTCGCTGATTTCTCCGTACTGAAAACTATTGAGTGGAACACGAACCTTTTGCATCAGCTACGCCTTTGAGCAACAAACCTTGAGGTGTTTAGTTTTCGAGTAGTCTGCTGCTGAGACTCAAGCCTGCGAGCTTGCGTCATGTAAAGCAAAGCCTTCTGCTCCATCATCTGGGATAGCGTTGCATCACGCGCAACAGAGGTCGCAAGGATACCCGCCACCATATACTCAACAGCAATAATGAAGTACGGGGGCCAGTCAGCTTCATCGGCGCGGTAGATGTAGTCTGCAATCAGAACATCAGTATCAGAAGCATCCGCATAAGCCTTGTCACCGTAGGTGTCATACTTAATCGGGTGATCGTTTACAGTGATTGCATTCAGCATCAGGATGCCGCTTGGCAGCTGATAGGCAGCGCTGAAGCGACCAGTTGGCGGAGCGACTAATCGGCTTAGGATCGATTGGTTTGTCGCAAAGCGCCATCGTGTGTTTGTAAGTGCAGCGCGCGCAGTATCTTCATACATCGCATCGCATACGATTGCCTCAGAAGTCCCATCGGTAAATGAAGAAATAGCTTCGCCGCCGATAAGCAGAGAAGCACGCGAACAAATCTTAATTGCTGTATTAGCTACACTCATGTGAAGTATGGGGGCCGAAGCCCCCACCCCCTATCTTAGTTGTTGTCGAGGACTTCGTAGACACCGTTGCTATCAATAACAACAGCACCCATCGACATCATCGACGTGGCAAGGTGAGCTACCTTCTCAGCCACATAGTTGACCTCAGTCTGAACATCAGCGTTCATGCCAAGACCAACAGCGCTGGTGTGGTAAGCGTAGTTCTTGCCGCCAGCAACAGCCGAAGTCGAGAAGACCTTGAAGCCAAGGAATTCCTTCATGGTCATGCCGCCTGCGAATGGCAGGTTCTGCGGGCCAACGTAGTCCGAAGAAGCAAACTCATCGATGCCGAACATGTCAGCAAAGCCAGCAGGGGACATCGCAAGATAGCGTTGACCGTCTTCTGGAATGTCTGCCGAACCAAATGTTTCGAACAGAGCAAGAAGGTCTGCTTTTGCAATGGGACCACTTGCGTCAGCAATCTGAGTAGCGTTAGCACCAGCATCCATTGCAGCCGTCAGAAGCTCATCAGTCTTGCGACCCAGAGCAGCAGCAGCGGATTGCGCAACAGCTTGACGCTCATTGATGTTGATCTTCAGCTCATCCAGCTTGTCGATATACTCAGGTGCATACCAATCCTGCATGGTGACTTCCACATTGGTGTGCGCAAGCTCCATAGGAGTTACGTTACCGTTGCGGGATTTAGTCGTGGCAGAGCCAGTGCCGATCTTTTGGAATCGTGCAGTCGAACCCGTGACATTGGTAGTACGAACAGTGTTCCGCAGTTTGGAACCCATGCGTTGGTACGCCATATGTACTTCGGTTTCGAACTGTTTGATGAAGGCTTGGTCGATAGTATTAGCCATTTTATCAGTCCTTAGAAGAAGTTGCGGTGAACGGGTGTCCGGTCTTTCACATCAGCGAGGGTATCCTTGCGGGCCTCTCAGTGCATCACGGGCCGTGATATTGGACTCTCAACATAGTCCGTTACGTTTGCACAACGCACAAAACGTAAAAAGCTAAACTCTGCATCAGGGCTGAGGACAGCCTCTTGCTCAAAGCCTAGCATCATTAGCCATTTGGCTATCATATCGCTCTTGTCCCAGATTTCACATCTGATCTCATTCGCGAATTTGTGGTAATACTTGATCAGCTCAGGAGATGATCGAGCAAAGCGCAGAGAGTTTCT